CCTGGTTCAAACGGCAAACAGTATGCGGTTTCCGCTCTTGGCGGAACGCAGACTGGTGTCGACACCAGTAGCAGCGCCAGCCGTCCGTTTACCTGGACTGGCGAGCGTCCTCCGGTTCTCCGGAGTCTCTCGCCTGTTGATCCAGTGACGGGCGTTCTTCGCTCGATACCTAGGAACTCTTACAAAATCCGTGTCCGCAAGGGCGTAACCCCTCTAGCTGGTCAAGCTCCTGTTGTAGCGCAATTTACGCTACAGCTTGATGTCCCAGCTGGGGCCGACATTGCGGATCCGGCTAATGTAAGAGCTGCGCTGTCCCTTTTGATTGGAAGTCTTAATCAGATTTCCAGTTCTCTTGGGGATACTTTGGTTACCGGTGTCATTTAAATATGAACCGTTTTATCAAAGATAACTGGCGCGTGATCGCGGCCTCTGTTGGTGTTTTGGGGACTCTTCCATTTATCCCTAAATGGGTGAGTCTTCTTGCATCAGCAGTGGCGGGACTTCCAGTCGCTCAGTTCGTGAGCTTCTTTTAGTCCATCATTCTAGGTATCTTAAGCGGAGAAATACATGGGCACTAGTCCTGTAGCTCTTTACGAAGCCATCTATGCAGATGTTCAGGCATATTCATCATTGGGGCCAGTTGCCCCTCATGACTTGCCACCAGACGTTTCTTATCGCCAAGCGGCGAGTTCAGTACTTCTTTCGACATTACTTAAAAAGTATTTGCCGGAGGATACTACTGTTCCCGACGCCAAGGCGGTTAAGAAATTCCTTGCATCAAATAAAAAGTGCAGGGACTGGCAGTTGCCTTCGTTGTATGAAAGTGACCGACTCCTTTTAGGCGAGTTTCGCCGCGAAGTTGAAAGTTTCTTACATCCAGCAGGGTCCGAGCTCGTTTCTAGTTGGTTTGATATTCTCAAATCTTCGAGAACCGGGCCTGGGTCAGCCTTAGGCGCCCGCGCTAATAGCTTTTATGCTAAAATGTGTGCGTCTAAACTGACATCGACATCTCCTTACTTATATGAAATATATAAGGACTACTCTCAATGGTTCCCTCTCTTCTCTAGTGCGGATGCCATCCGCTCTGAGAAGTTCGGTGACGTTGAGATAGTTGATGGTAGCAGGTTCCATCTTGTTCCAAAAACGAAAGACATAAGCCGGATGATATGTGTCGAGCCCTCGTTGAATATGTTTTTTCAATTAGGTCTCGGCACAATTCTTGAGGAGAGGCTCAGAACCTATTTCAATATAGATCTGACAACCCAACCTGCTAAGAATCGCCAGCTTGCTTACCTTGGCAGTAAGGACCAATCGTATTGTACGATTGATCTTTCTTCTGCCTCTGATTCAATCTCTTTACGTATGCTGGAATCGTTTCTGCCTAAGTGGTTTTTTGACCTACTTTTGCAGTTACGCGTTCCTTCTACGTACATTGATGGTCAGCGGGTAGGACTTTATATGATGTCTACGATGGGGAATGGTTTTACATTCCCCCTCCAAACTTTCATATTTAGTTGTCTTATTAGAGCCGCTTATAGTGTTAGTGGTTTATCCATTAATGACCATTTTATTGGTCAAAACTGGGCTTGTTTTGGGGATGACATCATTTGTAAGCGAGAAGCTTACAGGAATGTTTGCCGTCTCCTCGACTTGCTTGGTTTTTCTATAAACGACTCTAAGTCCTTTTCGGAAGGACCGTTCAGAGAGTCTTGCGGTACTGACTGGTTTAATGGCCAGCCTATTCGCGGAGTTTACATTCGTAAGCTTCGCTCTCCGCAGGATCACTTTGTCGCCATCAACCTACTAAATGGTTGGTCTGCTTATACCAG